TCAATTTCACCTATAAGGTCTGTTAAGTATCTATCAAATGAATTATATTTTAATTCAATTCTTTTTAATTCTTTTTTATCAACTTCTTTTTCTATTTGAGTACGAATGTCTTGATATTTTTTTGTTTTTTTAGCAACATCTTTAAATGTAAGATCATAATCAGTATCATCCAATATTGCTGTTACTAACTTTGTTATGTCAGCATTTTCATCAGATGGGTTAACAAATTTTTTTGCTTCGTTTAAAAATTCTTCAAATGTAGGTATTTTATTCATTATATTGTTTTAGTTTATATATCTTATTGTTTTTTTACTATATGATCTTTAAATTCTTTATAAATGTTAGGCAATGATTTTTTACCCTTCAACTGAGGGTACATTGCATTTTTTGAAATGTTAGCGATTTTATTCCAATCTTCAAAACAAATTGAGTATATAGGTCCTTTGATGTTACTTAGTTTATATGTTCTTACACCAAATAAAAATCCGATTTTTGCAAATAATTTTGAAAATAACTTAATATCTAAATTAACGGGTAATTGTTTAGTTGCATTAAATGATTTTTTATTTGCACTTAAATATTGAGGATTATAAAATTTTCTTATTGCATTTAAAAAAAATTTTCTAGCTGGTATAGGATACCAATTTAAATTAAGTCCCATTAATAAAATACCTTCACCAGATTCAACAAAATCAAAAAAAAGAAATATTGGTTTTTCGTCCCAATATGACAACATGTCCTTTGGTGTTATTGGTTTATAATTGAATATATAAATCTTACCTCTATAAAAAGTAGGTATATCTAATTTTTTTACTCTTGTTGACTTTTCATTTTTCATTTCAGATAAAAGCCAATCAAAGGAAACAATTGTTTCTTCAGTTTTTGTGTCATCTTCTCCTAATCTAAAAGACTTAAGTATGACTTTTACTTCTTCATCAAATAAACCTCTCATTTAAAAAAATCTTCTGTTACAAATATAAATCCTGACCACCCTCTTGACTTTGCATAATCTTTTGCAGCTTCCTTTTTAAGAGAATTCTTATACCATGCATCAAATGCCCATTTATAAGACGCTATTGATTTTTGTGTCTTTCTTTTAGGCTCTGTTGGTTTTTGTAATTGACTTTTTGGCTTTACTTCTATTATATAAACCTGACCACTGATTAATCGTATAACATAATCAGGATAATATTTATGATAGTTACCATCACTGGGGTTAAAGTATTTTATTGCAATAGGTTCAGACCACCAGTTTTGTATTTGTGGATTTTGTTCACAATATAAACAAAATTTCTTTTCCCAAGAGGACCTGTATATAATAGGACCTTCGCCCAAGTATTTCTTACACTCATTTAGTGGGAAATATCCTTGGGCGAAGCCACTTTTTACAGTAGGTTTAATGTTTTTTATTTGCATAAACCTGTGATTTTTAAATTATTATTCTACTACGGTAACAATTTTACCATCTGTAATTAAAGCTTGGATTTCTTCAGCTGTTCCTGATATAACATCAGCGTCTTCTTCACCGTTGAATAAATAAGTTCCATCGGTAACGCCTTGATACAAATAATCTTTTTCATTGATTTTGTATTCTTTACCAACTTCTAATTCATCAATAGCTTCAACTGCTTTACCAACAACGTCTTCATTTTGTGTTGGTTCGAATCCTTGTGCATCGTAATTTTCATTTACGAATTCTTCGAAAGATAAAAGATTTTTCATGATTTTTCCGTTTTTGTTTATTTTATAATTTCATTTAATTTTTTTATAAATTGAATGTCTTCTTCTGATAAAAGTCCTATAATATGATCACCAATTTCTTTAATTAATTGTTTTCTCATTATTTTATTTTCTTCAATTTTCTTTTTAGCATTTTTGCCAATGAAAGAAGATATAAATTTTGTGTCAGCGTATGGATATTTAGAAAGTTCTTTAAATGTGTCCAATAAATAAAGTTCGCTATTTAATATACTTGCTAATTTATCACATTGACTCTTAATTGAGATGTATTCAGGATGAACTCTTATACTTTGAAGTTTTGTTGCAATTACATTTCGCCATTTGTTGTAAATCTGACCAGATATAGCAACACCGCCACCACTAAAAGAACCTCCCATTTTAATAATATCAATTGCAATTATAGCTTTTATTGCATCAAACCAAAATAAACTTTTATCTTTTTTGATGACTAAATCATTTGGTTCTATTTTTAAAAATTCTCCGATTTCATTTTCACAAATAACAATATCATTATTTTCTATTGACTTAACAATGTATTCTGTTCCTGTTATATCTTTTACAATATCATCTTCTTGTATAACATCCAAATCAAATGAATAAGGTAAACGGCTTTCATTTAATTCTTGTATATATTCGCTGAATAAGGGTATCATGGTTGTTTTAATTTTTTTAATATTGATTCATTATTTGCAATAACAAGACGTCGTTTTCTTCTATTACCCGCATTAGGTTTAATTTTTGATACTTTAACTTTTCTAGATTTAGACATTCTTTGCGTTTATTTTATTCCTCTTCTTTTGTTGTTTTGTTGTTGAGTGTTGGTTTATCTTCAGCTACATCATTTTCTTTTGAGTCTGGTATCAAATCATCTTTAACTTCTTTAACCTTTTTATCTAATTCGCTTGCTGTTAAATTTTCATCATCAGGTAACTTGAAAAAACTAACTGTTTTGTTTGTATAAACAGTCTCTTTTTGATAATCAAAAATAAATATGGCTTCATCCGTTTTTTTGTCAAAAATAGTGAAAATTTTATTTATTGCATTTTGTTTTATGACATATTTATCTTTGAATTTTTCTTGCCATATAGCCCACCAATCTAATGTAAAATTGTAAAAGGAAGAAAATTTTATTGAACGTTCATTTTCTTCTTTTTCGTTGATAAATTGATGATATGATTTAAACTGCATTTTTATGACTTATAAATTATATAACCCTTCAGAATCATTTGCTCGTGATAATGAAATGTTACCTTTCTTTTTTGATGGGTGTAATTGCATCCAACCTTTAACATAGCCGTTTTTAGCTATTTGTGTATAATAAGCAAATGCATTTGAATTTGGTTTATCTATTTTAAATCTATCCCAATACCTAAAGATCTCCAAAAGGGCAGAAGAAATGCAATCTTCTTTATCTTGCACATTATCATACGGCAGTTTATCATTAGCCTTATAGGCAATTTTGATTAGCATTCCTTCCGCTGCTTTTGTTAATTTTTTATTTTCAAGTGAGATTTTTATTTCTTCTAGTAGAAGTTTTGGGTCTACGTAATAATTACTAGGATTCATTAAAATTTAATATCTAAATCAGATTTAATAATATGTGTTTTTATGCCATCTTTTAAAATGACTTCTATTTTATCAGAAGAACTACCTTTAGTATACTGCAATGCATTTACATAAACAGAACGATCAGAATTTAATTTTGCTATTTTTATGCCATTTCTGACATATCCTAAAACAAATCCTTCAGGTGACTTTGCTTCTGATAAAACGTAAGTATTAATTGATTTCATTTATTAATTATACACTTAATTTGTTAAACTGTTTTTAAATCTGTTAATTTTTGGTTAATTTTAACAAGCTCTTCATCTAAAATTTCTTTAGCAGCTGTTAATGATTCATTAACACCAAGTTCAATTTCAGATTTTTCAATTTTGGCAAGTTCACCTTCTAAAAATAAAATAGTTTCTTGGCATTCAGAAATTTGTTTTTGTTTTTCTTCTTCTTTAGCTTTTTCTGATGTAAGTTGTTCCGATAATGAATCTGTAATATCAAATCCAATAAAATTTTTAACTACTTTAACAGCTTCTTCAGCTGATTCACAAAGATTAATTTCGTTTTGATGCATTGCATTATTGGTTAACTGTACAAATACATTTTCATTTAACTTGAATACTGTAACAGAAAGACCTTCGTATATTTTAGATTTAACACGATAAGCGAAATCAATTTCTTTAAGTTCATTACCTTCATTAATTGCTCTTTCAATATTTGAAATAACACCATAATTTCTGAAATCAATTGCGTTTGCTGCTTTAAGATTTTCATTAATAAGGTTTTTATCAATTACTTTACCATTAAATTTAACTTCAACACCTTCATTTAAATGTTTAACCTCAACCATATTTTTTTGGTTAGGATAAAAAACAAGAGTGTCACCTGACATTTTAGCACTTTCCTGTAAATTTAATAAAGTTTTAAAGTTTTCTGGGACTGGTGCAGTATATGCAAGAAGTTCAGATTCATTAACAACTAAATTAAGACCATTTGAATTCATTAAATATGAATCATTACTCATTGCAATAACAGGTGAGATAACAGATTCTATGATAAAATTAGGATTTGTGCCGTTTATTTTACCTTCTTGTTTTTCACACCATTCGTACAATTTTCCAACTAATGGAATCCATTTTTCTGATGCAAGAGTTTCTAAAACTTTTGTAACAGGTTTTTCTGATTGTGTACATTCTAATACCTTTGTGATTGCATTCGCATAATACTTATTTGATTTATCTGCTTTTAAATCAAGTGCGATGCATTCTAATAAAATATAAGTTTCATTAGACGATAAAAACGAGTTGGCTTCAGCAATGAAATTTTTAACAGGTGCATACCAATCATGAATTTTTAATTCTTTTACAGCCGATTCGAGTAATCTAATTTCTTTTACAATTAAAGACATTTGAGAAACATCTTTAAGACCACGATGTTCATTAATAATATCAGCAACAGTTAATGCATTTATTTGTTTAACATACATTTCAGCTAATAATTTAGCTGAATTATTAGGTGAAATTGATTCAGATAAAGAATTGAATTTTGCTCTTACATCAAATTCCGTAAAGTTTGTTTTAAGTATTGACATTTTTATATGTTTATTTTTGTTTTTAGTTTAATGCGGATTCAGCTATTATTTGTTGTATTTTAGCAAATTTTTCTTCATCGTCTATAACATTTTGTAAAGCTGCTAATTTATCATCTGTTATGTTTTTTGTATTTTCGTTAAGTAAAGCTTCGTTACAAATTGCTGTGTGAAATAGTTTAGATAGCACATCTCTTTGACGTTGTTCATCTATTCCTAACGATCTCATATAAGTGACAATTACATCAATTGATTTACCTTCATCTTTCAACTTTTTAATAAGTGGAAATAATGATCCATTTCCGTAGTAATTAAATTGACCGAATAGATTTTCATTAACAAATTCTTGATATGACTTCATTATAGTTTATTTTTAGATTATATATCTTTACTTTTTTATGAAACTTCACGAGTGTCTGTATCAATCACATGTTTATCACTAACAGTCATCACGTTACTTATTATAGTATTCATTGATGTTCCTTCTGATATGCTTGTACCATCAATAAATACCGGCAAATATGTTCTTACTTCACAATTAAACGATACTTTATATTCCTTCTTGTCTTCAAATGTATATTCAATAGGTCGTTCCATTTCATTATCTTCAGATAATGAAATAACACATTGTACTAAATTAAAAGAATATTCAATATTGTATGGTATATTTTTATAAAAAGATTTTAAAATACCCTCACTTAATTTAAGTTGGTCTATCATATTATCAGTATATACAGACACTGTAAAATCAAATTTTAAAGGTACAAAAAAAGTGTTACTACTATATGACCTAAGTTCGCCTTGTACACCTAACTTTTTATGAGTTGTTCTAACATACTTATTTGTTATAGAATCCGACTCAATAGACATAGTAGAAAACTCAACCAACCCTCTCGGTAAATCGCCATAAAAGGTTTCGGCTGTTGTATAGTCTGGGTCAAAATCAATTGAGTTTAAAAAATTGTCGTTAAGAAATCTTTCTGAGCCTGTTGTTGCAAAATAGAATTTTACAGGTGTTTCTTTAAAATTTTCATAATTAGGCCCAAGTTGTGTTTTTAATACTAACTTATTCTGCATTGTAGCAAGAAATCCTACAATAACAGAACGTATAAAAGATTCATCTTTATTTGTATATTGGTCAAATGCTGACATTATTTTATTTTATATATCTTACTTAAAGATCTATATCATTTGATATTTTTCATTAATTAAGAGTTTCTTGTGTTAGTTGACTAAATCCACCTATTTTTGATACTTCTATTTTTTTATCAAATAATTCAGCAGGTAATTCAGAGTGATTAATAACAACAGTATTTAAGTTATATTCTTTTGCTACTTTATTTAATATTTTAATAATATCATAAACACCTGCTGGGTCTATGGATGAAAATATCTCATCTAAAAATAACAAATTTAATGTAGGATAACGCATTTTAAGTATCTTAAGCAATGCAATAATTGTAATAAAATCAGCCTTTTTCTTTTCCCCTGTTGACATTGTTCTACTATTAATATCCTCTCCCATAGAAGTTATAACACAATCAAAATTTTCATTAAATTTTACAATGTAAGGTAAATGAATTTCAGTTAACATTGTAGATATGTTCAAGTTAAGTGATGGCAAAATAGACTTCATTGCAAGTGATTTTACACCATTGTCGGAAAGTATACTTTCAATAACATCTAAAAATTGGTCTTCGGATAATTTAAAATCTTGCGATTTTTTATGTGATAATACAACATCCCTTTGTTCATTTGATAATTCTAAAAGAGAATCCACGCTAACATCTTTTTTATGTTCCTCAGATAACTTATCAACAGACGTTCTAAAATTTGATGTCATTATAGAAGTCTGTGTTGATTTTGCAGTAAGTTCTTTAATCTTCTTAACTAAATCTCTTTGTTTTTGTAGTGTTTCTGTTACATGTTCACTTAATTCTTTAATGTTAGTAACGGTATTATACATTTTTTCTTCAAGTTCATTTTTACGATGTTTATGTTCGGATGTGTGTAATTCAGATGAACATAGCGGGCATTTATCATTTTCATACAAATTTATCTGTGTTTGTAATGTTTTAACATCGTGTTTAGCATTAGTTAGAGCAGTTTTTTTATCATCTAATAAATTACTTATTCGTTGTTCTAAAGATGTCATTCTTGCAAGATCTTCATCACATTTCGTTTTTACAAGAAGAAGTTCCCTTATCTTTGTTGTGTATTCTGCTATTAAATTTATAGTGTCCTCGGCTTTGGTTTCTTCGATTTTCTTTATTTTTAAAGCTATTGACTCTATTGAATTGTTAAGGACTGTTAATTCGCTTACAATAGTCTTTAAATCATCCTTAATCACATTTCTTTCTTTTTTAACAATATCCTTCATTTCGTTGATGATAGAGAATCCAAAGAGTTTATCGATGATATTTCTCTTATCATTTGGTGACATTGTTAAGAATGATTTAAAATCATTTATTGATAATACCACTATATTTTTAAATACTTGGTATGGTATATCATAAATTTCATCCTCAAGATAGTCTTGTATGTTAGAATTACCAGCAGTATCAATAGGTTTATCATCTATGTTAACCTCAAATAAATTAGGCGAAATACCACGAGTAATTACTATTTTTTTACCCTTTGAAAATAATTCAATTCTAACCCAAAGTGATTTGTTAATACGATTCGGTAAGTCTGTTTTTGTTTTCTTATCAACTCGACCAAAAAGAGAAAATGTTATTATTTCGGATATTGAACTTTTACCTTCGCCGCTTTTACCTAACAATAAATACAGATCCCCTGCTCCGCTATTTGTAAATGAAATTGTTTGCGTATTATTCCCGTAAGATGTAAAATTTCTAAATGATATATTTAATATTTGCATTATTTACGAATTATGTTATTATATAAATCAACTATTTTTGTTTTAAGTTTTGTTTTGAAGTGATCATCATATGAACTTAATCCATGTATATAGTGTTGACATAACGTTAATATGTTAAGATTGCTTTCTGTTATCTGAGATTCATCTATTGTACTTAAATTACTTTCAAATGGCACAATATCAAGTTTTATAGCCAAATCAGATACAACATCAACAATCGGTGTTATTTGACATTTAACTAAAAGACTGCTTTCTACATACAAATCAACACGATTACCTTTACATATTTTTTTAAGTTCTGATATAGGTTTTTCTAAATATTGTTGTAAATAAACGGATACAAATTTAGGTGAAGTTTTATTTTCAAAAAAAGTTAATTCATTTGTTGCAAAATCAATTAAATAAAATCCTTTTTTATTATTCATATCAGATCTTGTCATTTGATATGAATTACCAACTACTACAATATTATCTTTTATTTGTCCTGTGTGAATATGACCAGTGAAAACTCTTTTATAATTCTTTAAATTATCAATAGATAAACCTTCTTCTACTTTTCTATGCTTATCAAACTTTAAATTAGCTATATTAGTATGACAAAATAAATAATCTGCATCATGTGAATCTAGTACAGTTTGTTCATCTTCTATAGAATTTTGCCATGGCATAAATAAAATGTTTTCTATTTTAGAAGCATCTTTAAATATGTTAACGTTTGGTATATATTTTAAAACATCTAAAGAAGAAATTTCATTTGATGTTTTACGTAAAACATCATGATTACCTGCTAAAATATAAATACCATCAACAAAAATTTTAGAAAGTTCTTCAAATAATTTAATAGATTCATGTACCACATTTAAGTTAATTGATTGTCTATTATCAAAAAAATCACCGCAATGTATAAGTATGTCTCCTGGTTGATATTCATTTTTTATTTTAACTAAAAAATCCGAATAAAACCATTTTAACATTATTTCAAGCCATTCAACGGAATTAGATCTTGCGCCAAAATGTGAATCGGATAAAACAAATGCTCTTTTCATTAAAATAGTGTGTATTGTTTTAATAGAAATCCTCTGCCTTTTAATGAACTTATAAGTTCTGTTTTAAATTTATTTGAGAGTACTTCATAAAATTTAGGTAGGTTTGTGTCAAGTAATTCGCCTAAAACAGAAAACATTTCTATATGAAACTCTTTGGGTATTACGTTTGATACCTTTGCGTATATTCTGTTTAGTTCTACATTATTTAGTTTAAAATCTTCACTTGATGTTATATATTTATTAAGATCTTCGTTTGTTTCAAAAAACATATATATTTTATCGTACACAAGATCATAATCCATTTTAGATTCATATGATTCAATTTTTAATGATGATTCTAAATTAAGATTTATTTGTTCTTGTGCTTCATATGACCCATACGAGTTATTGAAAATTTTATCATCTAATCCTTTTTCTCTTTCCATTATGTGTTTGTTTATTTATCATCTATGATTTCGGCTCAAAAACTTCAGACGTTTCGGTTAATTTCATATGAGAATAATCAACATTGTATTTACACTTCCAGTTTTTGCCTTTCCCATTTCGTATTTTTATTATCTTTAACATGTATTCGTTTGCTATATGCATGCTAGGATCTTGTATGATAGCAAACATTACGTCCGCTGTGTGACTAAGACCTGCTGACTCTGCAATATCACCCATAACAGGATCCGTGTTATCCCATCCACTTTTACCAAATTGTGTTGCTGTAATTATAATCCATTCATTACGAGTGGCCATAGCACGAAGATCTTCCGCAATTTGTTTAATCTTCATGTAAGTATTTTCGGTGTTAGGATTTCTGTAATTTGCTAAAATGTTAATATAGTCAATCACAATCACTTTAAGCTTTACACCTTTTGCTTTTTCAAGTTGAATAAGATAAGATTCAATATCAGGAACAGATGCAGCTGAAGTAGGAACTTCTTTAACAAAAAGTCGGCCACATGGTATTATGCCGTTAGAAATTGCATCAAGTCTTTTCTTAATATAGTCTCCTTGTTTTGCAAATTTATCATAATCTTCTGTTTTAATATCTAACAAATTAGCACCAATTCTTTTAATAAAATCAAAATCAGACATCTCAGCAGAAACAACAGCAACATTATGTCCCATCCTAACGAAATTGGCTGCATCATTGGCAAGAAATACACTTTTTCCAACGTTAGGTTGACCCATGTAGCATACTAGTGTCTTGTGGCTGAATCCGCCTATTAAATCATCAATCCAATTATATCCTGATGAGATTTTAGAATCAGGTGGAGCAATATGATTAGATGAATCGAAAAAATCCTTTCCTAAATCTTGGTCAAAAATAATATTATTCCTGTCATTAATAAGGTCTTTTACACGACTTACTATATTTGAAACATTATCAGGTGTTACTTTAACAGTTTTTACATATTCTAAAGTATCTATAAGAGACTGGTCAAGTGATTTCCACATAATCCAAGCTTGTGACGTTTCTTGTAACCAAGCAGGTTCATATGTGTCAAGAGATTCTTCAAATATAATATCTACTATACCATCTGTTAATACGTTTTTAAACTGGTCTTGTTTTGCAACAGTTTTAATTTGCGCAACAGATGGCATTTGTGCAAATCTGTTATAAAAAGAACTTGTTAAATTATGAATTAAAGCAATTGCCTTATTTTCATAAAAATTATCTCTTATGTTTTTTAAGTATTTAGGATTTTCCCTTGTGTAAAGATAAAATATCTTTTCAAATTTATCGGAACCTATCATTTTGTAATTAATTGTTAATAAATTTTAATAATTATACACACCTTAAGTGCAATAGTTTAAACAAAAAAATTGAGAAGCATGCTTCTCAATTTTTAATCAAGATTAATGGGTTCGTCTTCCCATGTCATATTTTAATATTTGAATTTCGTAATGCTATAAACTTGATTTACTTCTGATGTTTTTGATATTTTTTGTATCAACCCTTCTGACTCTACTCTTTTTAAAAGTTCTCTTGTGATTGTACGTTCATCATCACCTAAACGTAATGATAATAAATATTCAGAAAAATACAACATATTTTCGGTTTTTTCTGATTTATTTCTATGTTCACAAAAGTCTTTACCCTCAGGTGATTTTAACCACATCGATACATAATATTCATAATCTTCTATGGTCGGCCATGATGGGTCATGTTTAAATGACCCAATCAAGTACTTTACCTTTAAATTATCAACATTCATTATTCAGCATCTTCATTTAAGAAATTATCAACTTCATCAGAAATTGCATCTTCACCCGTACCATAAGAGAATCTTGGTTTAATACATTTTTCATTTATCATTTCAAGTACTTCTTGTGTAAATACTTCTTTTGTGAACAGTTTGTTTGCTTGTATTGCGTCTCCTAAGTGTTTAATCACAAATTTTGTACCTGTTTCTTTAGGATAAAAGACAAGATTTTTTCCTTCATGTTCAAATTTTGAACATTTATCTTTATCACTTTGTGTAAGTTTTTCGTATTCTTTTTCTGTTAATAGACTTCCTTTTTGAATACCGCAAGTGTCCCATGAAATATACTCTTCCATTCCAATATAAGGATTCATACCACTATCCCAACGAATATGTAATTTAATAGGAATTGGTTTAGCGAAACGATTTTTCATTGTATTTACCGAAACGATAATACCTGTTTTAACTGTACCTTCTTTAATTTGAGCTTTTGTTAAATTTAACATAAAAGAAGTTGCATATTTAACGCCACCGCCACCTGAAACATTAATTGTTGGGATGAATCCTGTTGAGTCGTAAGTGTGATTCAAAACCACAAACGGTATACCCAAATTTGATAAATCCGATGTTATAATACGAAACAGCGACCTAATCATTTTTGCGCGTGTCATATCAGCCGCCGTATTACCGCTTATTGCATCATCTATTTCTTTTTTTGTTGCTAACATACCCAATGAATCTAATACAACAAAAAGTTTAGGTATATTCCCTTTTGATAATTTTACTTCCATTAATTTCTTAGTTAATGTTGTAATAGAAGTTCTAAATGCATTCAAGTCCGCGACAGGTTGATGGTCAAATCGTTTAGGATCTATACCAAATGATTTTACTGATGTAAAATCAATTGCACCTTCAGAATCATAATATAAAACATATGCACCTTTAAGCTGTGCTTCTCTACAAAGATTAAGTGCTAAGAAAGTTTTACCTGCACCAGACTCACCAGAAAGCATGATACTTTTATTGTTAGGTATACCTTTAAATAAATCAGAAGAGATTGCTGCATTTAAATGATAATTCCCAGTACCATACCAATCAGAAACAGTTGCCGATTCTGAATTGTCTAATGTATTGCCAAAAGGATTTATTGAACGAAGTTCCTTTTGAATGTCTTCTATTGTGAAATTTGATTGTTTTGCCATTTTTAATTTTATTTTAAAATAGTGAATTTTTATAATAAGATAAATTATAATTAATAGGAGATATTCCCGTTGCAGAAACTATGCGATTAATTGGGTCAATTATTGTTTTTGAAAAAAGAGTATCATAATCAATATCAGGTGCAACCTCAATAGGATAAGCACCTGACTTAAATCCTAATACATCACATATTTTATCTTTTGTGTTGTGAAATTTTATTTTATCACCACTTTTAATAAGTTCATATTTTGTTTTTAGACCATGTTTATTTATTAAATAATTATGATAACCTGCAGCTCTTACGTGCATTGGACATCCACTTGCAATTTCTAATGCCGTTGTGTCATTTAAAATAAACTTATTATAATCGGATACAGAAAACGATAAAGATATTCGTTCAGGATTAGATAACTTAAATAATTCTTTAATTTCTTTAATCTTTTTAACAATATCAACAGAATCTTCTGGTACAAGTTTACCTTTTGCAAATATAAGTACTACAAGTTCCTTTAATTTTTCTCTACAAAAAGGTGGAGTTGATGATTGTACAAGTTCAAGTCCCGTTGTTTTGATGTAGCTAAGAGAGTCATAATTCTTACCATCCTTCCACACAATATCTTGTACATATTTTTTCTTTGCGACAAAAACTACATTTTTAGCAATTGTTTCTAATTCAAAGTTTAGATATGACTTTGTATTATATTTTTTTGAGTACTCATCAAAAATATTATTATAAAATGAACTTAAACGATGTTCATTTAATAAAAGAACAAATTCTTTTTCGCTGCCTTTAAATTGACTATTTATAAGAGGTTCTCCGAAAGAAATATATGCAGAATCAGTATCAACATATTGACAAACAGGACGTTGTACTTTATTGATTTTAATATCATCAGCAAATCCCATATTTTTATGAAGAGCTTTATCACGATGAAAAAATTCTTTAAAGTACTTATCTGTCATTGCAACGGTGTGTCTAATTGCATCTTGCCCTTGTAATGTAATTGTTTCTGCTATATCAAGATTAAACCAGTGAAAGAAAACAGAACCGAATGCACCATAGATACTGTTAATAGCAAGTTTAATAGCCTGCTCAAAGCTATAATAATTTGTGGCTAAGTTTTGCAGGGCTATTAAATCTTCTTCTGATAATAATTCATAATCTAATTCCTGTAAATCCTGCAATGATAATGTAGAATAATCAGTCATTGTTTTTAGTTTTCGTCAAGAATAATAAGGTTAAGTGCAAGTTTAGTTTCAGTTTCTGTTGAGTTCAATAAAATTTTGGTATCACAAACAGTTACTTCGAAAATTTCTTTATCTACTTTTGACATATGCGTTTTAAAGAAACTTGCACTTGAATGTTTATCAGTAATTGTATCGTCTACAATAATATCAAACGTTTCTGATTTGAAATGTACACCATCACTATCGGAATATACCGTATAATGTTCATTTTTATCGAGAGACTGAAATGCTAAAAGTTTGGCAAGAAATTCGGTAGATAACTTAAATGTGTAATTTGCTTGACTTTCATCAAATACTTTACTTAATTGGGTTTCAGATAAAGAAGTAAATCCTAATGAAACATCTTGACAAGGGATAGTAATTTTAAGTGTTGAATCTTTAAAAGTAATCTTCTCTGCATAAATTTGTCCTTCATCTTCAAATGTTTCAATTTCAGCTGAAATTAAATTTTTATCAAAATAAGATAAAGAAGAAAGTAATTTTGCGCCATTGAAAAATGATAATTTAATAGTGTCTTTCAAAGGTTTTTCAAATTCCATGATTTGACTTAAGTCAGATGAAACTGATTTAACAACATCCTTTGTTGATGTATATACATCCGAATGTATACGTCCTGGTTCAATTGTTAAATAAGCAGCATTATCCATGCTTGATACTTTTTTAAGTATCGCAATCAAATTTTGTACTTGAATTTTTTTAACAGTGTACTTCATAATTTAATTTTTGTAAATAGTTTTTAGTTATTATACACTCTTTAAGTGTATTAGTTTTTAACATAGTTTAACAGATTCTTGTTCCTATATAATCACAATCAGAACATCCTACTTTTAATTTTGGTGGAATTGATAAATATACTACACCGGGCTCAAGATCCAACAATTCACACCCACACATAGGACATTTAATACCATTAAGTTTAGGTTTATATATGGAATCCAATACATTGTGAATTTTTCTATGTTCATCGTTATGTTCAGACATAGTTCTTAATGTTGATTTTTCAGTTTCAATAATAACTGTTTCGTCTGATAAAGTAATATTTTTTATGTCTTTATAACCTACTTTAACAGGTACTGACATATCATCAACATTTAGATCTTTTATCTTATTTAAAAATTCATTTAGTTCCATGATCTTCTATTATTTTTTCAATTTTTTCAATTAATTCATCAGACCAGAAATATTCGCCACTTTCTTTAAACCAATTTTGATTAAGAACAACATCATCGGTTAATAAATCGTAACACATTTCTTTACATTTTTCTTCTAAGTATTTTTCATACTCTTTAGTGACAAATCCTTTCTCTTCCCACGAGTACTCGCAACATGGATAAGGTCTTCCTTTTTCGTCAATGTGTCGCCAATATGTTTTTTCTTCTGTTATATCAAAATCAAAACTGTCATCGCCTACTTTCAACCATTCCCAATCTATACCTTCAATTTCATTTTTTCCAGGTAAATCACGATACTCTTCATTTATTGAGTGAGTGTTACATGAACAACCTCTGTGTACATGTTCATCACAGCTAAATGGCGAGCCACC